CCCCACTCTTATTAGGAGTCGATTTTAACGTAGATCCACTTTGCGGAATCTGTGCTGTCCGCTATCGAGACATCCTCTACGTTTTTGATGAGATAATCTTGACGGGTGGTGCAACAACCTGGGATTTTGCCGAAGAAGTTACAAATCGTTACGGAGTAGAAAGACGAATAGTTGCTTGCCCCGACCCAACGGGATCTGCCCGAAAAACATCAGGAGTAGGCTCAACAGACCACACTATCCTGCGTAGAAGCGGATTTACAGTATCCTCTCCACGTTCACCCTGGAAAGTCCGTGACAAAGTAACCGCAATCAACACTGCACTATATGACGCAATGGGTGAACGCAGAACCCTTATCCACCCACGCTGCAAAGAACTGATAAAGTCTTTACGCACTCTGACTTATGCTCCAAACACAGGTATGCCAAACAAAAATCTTGGGGTTGACCACGCATTTGACGCTTTCGGCTACCTCTGCCTCCAACAATTTAACCTTGCCAAGCCAGAGACATTAGGGCAAACTTCGTTTAGAATATACTAAGAGCTACCTAATTCTTACTATGTACCACTCAACTACAAAGAAAAAGAAGAAGAAAAAGAAGGGAGGCAAGAAGCGTAGTGAATGTTCCTGTAAATAAAGCGTTATACTCTAGGGTAAAAGCAGAAGCAAAGCGTAAATTTAAAGTTTACCCATCTGCTTACGCTAACGCATGGCTTGTACGAGAGTACAAAAAGCGTGGTGGCACTTACCGAGTGGAGAAAAAACGTGGCAAGAAGTAGCGGTGGTTTAACCCGTTGGTTCAAAGAAAATTGGGTTGATGTCAAAACAGGCAAGCCTTGTGGTCGAAAAAAAGGTGAAAAACGAGGTTATCCAGCTTGTAGACCCAAGAATCGTGTCTCAAGTAAGACACCTAAGACTGTCGGAGAAATGACAGCAGCCGAAAAAGCAAGATTTAAGCGTGAAAAAACAGGCAGTAAGAAGATAACATACCAACATAGACGTAAAAAACGTACAAAAAGGAGTTAAAAATGGCAAAATCTCACGCAATGGCAAGATGTCAGGGATACATTGCTTCTGTACGCAAGGGAAAGAAGAAAAAAAGTACCAAAAAATCAACTAAAAAGAAGAAATAACTGTAAAATCTGCGGTTACACGGTAATATAGTGTTATAAGTAAATTTTTCTCAAAATCATGGCATTTTTTCGTGGGGAAGAAGGCTCTGTATCATTTGATAACGGAACTGGATCTGTTGGGGCGGTAGCTTCTACGACTGCATGGACACTGGATGTAACAAAAGACACTCTTGAGGTAACTGCTCATGGCGACACTTCAAGAAAAAACATAGGAAGCCTAATTTCTGGTTCTGGTACTGTCGATCTCATATACACAGCAACATCTGGCGATGACACTGCTGAAATTATTACAGACATTTTAACTGCTGAAGATTCTGGTGATGCTGCGTTTAACCTATTTTTAGATACCTCAGGCACTAAGAAATTAAGTTTTAACGGAATTATTACAGGAACTTCATATAGCTCAACTGTTGGAGATCTAAGCACAATATCAGTTAGTTTCGTAACTAACGGTGCTATCACTTCTGCTGTCTAATGCCTAAAAAATCTTATTCAGCAAAACAGCGTAAACTTGCTGCTGTTGCTCCTCCACGGGATAAGATTACTGCTGCCGACTTAAAGAAGTTACGTTCCAAGAAAAAGAGGAAGAAAAAATGAAAACGCTAACTCAAAGACAGCAAGACGCTTTAGCTAGGCATAAAAAGAAGGGTACTCATACTAGAAAGCACATGGAAGAGATGAAAAAGCTGATGCTAAAAGGTAAAACTTTTACTGAAGCTCATAATCTAACTATGAAAAAGGTAGGAAAATAATGGCTAAACGTAAAGGAGTCAGTTTATCCATAGGAAGAGGCGAAAAGTCTAAGAAAGGAGGACTGACTGCTAAAGGAAGAGCTAAGTATAATCGTGCTACTGGAAGTAATTTACAAGCACCTGTTACTGAAAAGAACCCAACAGGAAAACGTGCAGCAAGAAGAAAGTCATTTTGTGCTCGCATGAAAGGTATGCCTGGACCATTGAAAGATAAAAAGGGCCGACCAACCAGAAAAGCGTTAGCATTAAAAAGATGGAGGTGTTAAATGACTTACGCTGTACCTGGTCCAATTAGAACAAATATAATCTCATCTACTTCTGTAGGTGGGATAGACAGTCCTTTTACTCGCACGAGGGCTGTCTTGGACATGATGAAAGGTTGGGAAATAATGAAAGCTGTAACTGAAGGAACAGATTATCTCCGAACAAACAGCGAAACATTCCTACCGCTAGAACCAAGAGAGGATTACGATGCCTACTTAGCCAGAGTAAATCGTGCTGTATTTTCTCCATTTACCCAGAGACTAATAAGAGCAGCCACAGGTCTTGTATTAAGAAAACCAATAACACTTACAGGAGATCCTTACTGGACCGATATGTTCAAAATGGATGTAGATGGCAGAAAGTCAGACTTAGATGAATACGCAAGAAGACTACTGATGTGTTCTCTCACATACGGCCAAAGCCACATTCTTGTAGATTACCCTGCACCATCAGGAGCAGTAAGTCTAGCCGAAGAACGTCAACAGAACCGTAGACCTTACTGGATCGAAGTCGACCCAAACAATCTTTATGGTTGGAGACTGGATAGAGAATCAAACTACGGAAACTTGATACAGGTAAGACTCGGTGAGAAAGCTGTGCTCCCCGATGGACAGTTTGGGGAAAAAGTATTTGACCAAGTAAGAGTGATAGAACCAGGGAGTTACAGAGTATTCCGTAAAAAAGAACAGATAGAGGAAATGTATGACGTTTCAGACGGAAGTTCTGCTGGCAGTTTTGAAGCTGGATCATCTGATAAAGATTATAAACAGGTTGAATCAGGAGAATTTTCTCTCGGAGAAATACCTTTAGTTACAATTTATTCTGGTAAAACAGATAATTTAGTAAGCAAACCACCTTTACTTGACATTGCATATTTAAATCTTGCACATTTTCAAAGACAGGCTGATCTTATTCATAGTTTACACGTTGCATCTCAACCAATGCTTGTCATGGAGGGGTATGACGATCAAACCAAAGACCTTGCTATCAGCGTAAACTACGCAATGGCAACGCAGCCAGGTAACAAAATATACTATGTAGAACCAGCTTCCAGTGCTTTTGACGCTCAATCAGCAGAAATAAAAGAGCTACAGATGCAGATGGCAACATTAGGAATTAGTACACTATCACAACAGAAGTTTGTTGCAGAATCAGCAGATGCTCGCAGACTAGATCGTGTGGATACGAACTCCATGCTCGCAATGGTTTCTATGGAACTCGAACAAAAACTGCAAAAAGCCTTCAATCTCTCAGCCGAGTATGTTGGAATCGAACCACCAGAAGTAAAAATCAGCAGAGACTTCGACATCGAAAGACTAATTGGACAAGATATTACAGCCTTAACATCTCTATTTGACCAACAAGTAATTGATAGAGAAGAATTTAGAGATATTTTGGTACAGGGAGAAGTATTACCATCGGCAAATGAGGCCAAATCCGAATAATTTGATACAATAGTAAATAAGTACATAAAAATTATGGCTAAATCTTTAGATAGGGTTCTTCAATCTGATGGATCTTACAAATGGGAAATGGTTGAATTTCAGCCAGAGGTAGCTGACACTAAAGCTACAACCGAAACTAAAAAGAAAGTTTCAAAAAAGAAAACTACTAATCCACTATCTGAATAATTAATGGCAATCGAAGAAAAAGTAATTCAGCCTGATTCCGTGAATCCTGCTGAACAGCCCGTGGCTGACACTCCTTCACAACCACAAGCACCTGATCTCAGTTCTGTAAAAGCAGAATACGAGGCAAAATTAGCTGCTGCTCGTAAAGAAGCTGCTGAAGCAGAAGAAAAATTTAAGGGCATCAAGGGTAAATTAGATGATGTCTATAAACAGAAAGAGGAAAAGCGAACCAAAGATCTAGAAGAACAGGGTCAGTGGAAAACTCTTTGGGAAGAAGCTAATAAAACAGCCCAGGAAAAAGAGCAACAAATAATGAACTTATCTCAACAGCTTGAGGAGATGAAAAATTCTCACGAAGTAGCTTCCACAAAAACAGCAGCCCTCGCAGCTATAAGTAACCTTGGAGCGATAAACGCAGAACAAACTTTATCATTGTTACAAGGAAAGTTACAAAAGAACGCTAACGGAGAAGTTGTTGTTCTTAATGGTGGAGTAGAACAAAATTT